GGATGCGTTCGCTGCAATGATTACAACCATGCTGAAAGGAGAGGAGAGAAAAAGAAAATATGTTTTGACTTACGATTGGTTGCCGATTATGTCAACGGATAAATTGAAGGACGAGCAAACATTGACAGCAAAGGCGCAAAGGTTAGACATAATGCTTTTGAATGGAACTATTTCCCACGAAGCGTATGCCGAAGCAATGGGAGTTAAAATGACAGGTGATAAAAAAATATTAGGAGTAGTATCTACTCGTCATATGATGGATATGACCGACCCTGAAAATCCGGTATTGAGTAATATGGGAAGCGGGGGGGGCAAACAAACAAATGACCAACTCGGAAAAATACCTCTCGCACTTCAGCAACTCGCACTTGCACGGGAACGGGCAAACACAGCGGGCGATACGGCATTGTCAAAACAATTATCGGACGCGATGGATTCACTCACAAATCAATTAATGAATTCGGTTATAGAATAGAAATAATATTTGTAATTTTGTAACATGAAAGAATTGAAAGTAATAATTAAAAGACTGTTCTCCTTATTCGTTTTCCGTCCGAGTAGAAAATTTTACACAACCTACACCCGCAGAATGCAACTCGTTCAGCAGTTCAGAACTTTAAAGAAACAATCAGAAGCAGACAACTACAATCGTGTAATGTCCTCCATGCGCGAACGTCTTAACCTCGAAACAAAATGAAAGAAAAGAAAATAAAATCCGTATTCGATTTAGAACTTAAAGACCTGAATGAATCAAAGGGTTTGGTTACGTTTTATTTCGCTTCGTGGAATCCCGACCAAGAGAATGATGTGTTTCTAAAAACGGCTTACAATAAAACTTTCAAGGAAAATAAAAATAATATTTACCATAACCGCGACCACTCAACTGCGGTGGGTATGCCGATGACATTCGGAACGGACGAGACAGGAGCGTTTGCAATTTCTCAACTGGCGATGAAAACTATTGCAGGGCGCGACACGTTCGAGCAGTATCAGGCAGGACTTATCAAAGGACATTCGCAGGAGTTTCAAACTATCATTGATGAATATAATACTGAGACACAAATCCGCACTATCAAGGAAGTTCGTTTGTGGGGTGTTACATCAATAACTCACGTTCCCGCACAATTAGACACGCCCACTATCAGCATGAAATCATACGAGGACGCGGCTGATTATCTTAAAAAAATAAACGACTTATTAACAAAGGGAAAGGTGTCAGATGAACTCGGAGAAAAAATGTTGAAAGAATACAAAACCCTCTCTGAGATTATCGAAAACAAGAAACGCGAACAAATTGAACTTACTAAGCCGAAAGGAATCAATTTCGACTATCTTGTTAAAAACTTATAATTGCCGTAACGACTGAATTAATAATCTTTGTGCCTGAAAGCACTTCCCGAACTGAGCCGTCCGCATTCGCTGACACTCGAAAGTTACAGAAGCCGCAACGCCTCTAAACTTTTTAACAAACTACAAAATGAAAAAGAAAAACAACTTCAGCATACAACTGTTTAGCGTAGCACTTCTCGCCATTGTTGGAGCGCTGTTGCTCGCTCCCGTCAGCCCTATGTTCGCTGTCATTTATTTTATTGGAATACTTACCTCGCCTCTTTGGGGTAGAAAACTCCCTTCCGGCATTCTCGGAGAAAATCCGCCTCCCATGACCGAAGCGGAACTTCTCGTAAAGATTAAAAGCAAGATTGACGAGGGGACACTTGAACTGAAGGGTAAAATTACCGCGCTCGAAACTAAGAACGCTGAGTTTGCTACATTGCAAACAAAGCTGACAGAACTCGAAACGAAAGGCAAGGACTTGAAATCTATCGAAGATTTTAAAACTCTTGCGAAAGAATGTTCTGACCTCGCGCTCGAAGTTAAAGCGTTGAAAGAACAAGGCATCGAAAAGAAAGACATGAAGCCGTCTGAAATAATTGAAAAAGCCCTCGACAAACAGAAAGACGAAATCAAACTGCTTGCGTTTAAAGGGGGACGTGTTAAACTCGAATATAAATCTGCTGCTGCAATCGCTTCCGCAAACTTCGGAACGGGAGTATTGCAAGGATTAAGATTGCCCGGTGTTGACCCACTTGACCGAAACCAACAAACCATTCTGCCTGAGATTACTATTATCAATGGAGGTCCCGGTTCAGACCCATTCTCTTGGGTTGAAAAAGTTGTAAAAGAAGGCGGAGCTGCTGGTGTTACTGAAAGCAATAGTAAACCGCTTTATGACTGGACGTATGTTGAGAATAAAGTTACTGCTGAAATGACCGCAGCGATTGTGGTTGTAACTAAGCAGGCACTTTTGAGAATGCCAATGTTAATGAGCCATATCAATGATGAACTTCTTGCCGAACTTCGTGAAACTTTGCAAACGCAAATCATCACAGGCAACGCAACGCCTCCGAACTTGAATGGTATCAAGCAGAATGCGACTTCATTCAATCCGCCTATTCAACAAACTACTCAGTCAGCAAACAATTATGATGTTATCGCAGCGGTAGCTTCTCAGGTTGTATCTGCTCATGGAGTACCTGGAGTAGTTGGAGTAAATCCTGCTATGTTCTATTCGCTTCAGGTGACTAAAGATACGAATAACCAGTATCTGTTACCTCCGTTCATGTCAGGTATGCCACAATCTCCTGCGGGAAGTTTGGTAATTGCCGGAATGAGAGTTATCCCGATGTGGGACTTAGGAGTAGATGAATTCTTGGGCGGTGACCTTCGCAGATACATGTTCAACATTGTTGAGGACATCAACATTGAGATTGGATATTATGATGACCTATGGAGAAAAAACCAACTTGCGGTTCGTGCCGAAATATTCGGAAACGGAGGCGTAAAAGCACAGCATAAGAATAAAATTATCAAAGGTAATTTTACCTATGCAAAAGCGATATTGGATGGTTCTGTAAGTTCTTAAAAGATAAAAGTAAGTTTATAAGAAGCCCTCGCCTAATAAGCGGGGGTTTTTTATTTGTAAACACATATAGTAATTATATTACTTTTGCATTATGGGACGAAAGAAAGGCGAGCCGACAAAAGTAATTTCATTTCGAGTGCCAAAAAAATTATCTAAGCAGGCAATAGATGCCATTCGTAGATTCATTAATTCAATTATCCCTTAGCGAATGGATGTAGTATATACCTACCGAGACGACCCGCGCACAGGGAACAAGCAGTTGAAATATTCGCTCAGGTCAGTAGAGAAGCATTTGTCGGGGGTAGGTGAGGTTTATGTCATCGGAGCAAATCCTAATCTTGCAGGAGTAATTCATTTGGAGCATAAAGATGATTTATCCGCAGCGAAAAACATAATGAGCAAACTGCAAGTGATTGCCCGAACAGAAGCAGTTAGCGAAGATTTCTTATACATAGCAGACGACCATTATTTAATGAAAGATAATGAAGCGAAATTATATCCGTACTATGTGAACGGAACATTACAAGAATTAGTTCGCACTCAGAATAATTCTTACGGAGCGATGGTAAAAAATACAATTAAAGCATTGCAGAGTAAAGGGTTTGCTACAAATAATTATAATATACATTGTCCGATTATTTACAATAAGACAAGGTTGCGCCAACTTGCCGAGATATACGACCTGAGCAATCCGCTTAATTATATTTTGAAAAGTTTGTATTGCAATACGTTTCCAGTTGAGGGCGCGATTCAATTAAAGGACTGCAAGATTCGGACGAACTTTTCTATCGAAGAAATGCGCTCCCGAATTTCAGGGCGTGATTGCTGGTCGAGCGGAAAGGAATGGGTTTGTCCGAACATCGGAGTACTGCTGAATGAGTTGTTTCCGTTAAAGAGTAAGTATGAGTGAAATAATATTCAACATAGCAACTGTACAACGCAGACGGGAATCTTTTCTGAAGGTATTAGCTGCTCTCGCTTCGCAAACGATAAAATGCGACAAAATAAATATTGCAATGTCCTACGATGCACCGGACAAAGAAATAGAATCTTTTGTTAATGCCAACTTTAAAGCGAATGAAATTATATACGGAAAATTTTCAGCGATGTATAAGATGTTCTCGCTTGACAAATGCCCGGACGATTCCTATTTCTTTACATTTGACGATGATATAGGTTATCCTGATAAATATACCAGTTCGCTTTTGTCTGGTATAAATAAATATAGTGAGGCAATGGTAGGTTTTCACGGAATGAAGTTCCGCACGTTTCCGATTTACGATATTAAAAAGCAAAGAGTGATGTTTCAATATTTCAATTCAGTAGGATGTGATATGATAGTAGATGTACTTGGCTCAGGGGTGGCTGGTTTCTATGTTGGCTCTCTTAGAAAAAAAGGTTTTACATTTGACTTATTTTTAAAAAATGAGGAGTACGGAAACTATAATGATATTATCGCTTCAAATTTTTGCCGAAAGAACAAAATACCAATGTATGTTCTCGCACACAACAGTAAAAGTATAAATATATTACCGCAAGGACAAGAGCCGGAAGCATTATATAAAATCGCTGCAATAAGCGGCAGACAGATAGAAGCAAAACTTTTGAACCTATGACGAACACACCCTTTGTAGTAAGTTGTTCTAAAAAATACGAATGGTGCTTAAAGCCATTTCAATATTTATTTGAAAAATATTGTAATCAAAAAATAGAATTGGCATTTTCTACTGCTCCCAAAGAGCAATGGGTAGATGATTTTTTGAAGTTTCTATACCAATACGAACCATCCCACTTTGTTTTTATCTTAGAAGATTTTTGGTTGAATAGAAAGGTTGATGTCGAGGGAATTGATATACTGTGTGAGTTTATGAAATCAAGACCAGATGTGCTGAGAATTGACTTAACAACGGATAGGTTATATGCTGGAGGGATGGTGGATGTCTGTACTTGCGATAGGTTTGATATTATAGAAGCTCCTAAATCTCCTTATCAAATGAGTTTGCAGACAGGAATATGGAACAAAGCCCTGTTAATTGAAGTGCTTGAGAAACTTCCCACTTCCAATCACTCTATATGGGATGTCGAATTAGGGGGAACGAGCATCGTCAATGAAAGTACTATGAGAGTATTTGGAACTCGCCAGAATCTTGTCCGGTACGTCAATGGAATGAACAACGCCAGACAAAACGAAATAAATTATCAAGGTTTTTCGGAAGAAGATAAATCTATTGTTCAGAGCTTAATAAAACTATGAATCAAACATTAAAAGAAATACTTGAATACGATACAAATAGATTCGATGAATATATATCGGATAGTTGGATGGGACACATTAAAAACATTCAAAATGAATTTAAAGTAAACCCGCCACATGAGTTTCTTAAATTCCCAACCGTTAATTTAACTATGTTTTTAGGTGGAGGAGATATGATAAACAAGGAATATGATTATCTCCTAAATAACCCCAAATGGCTAAATGGATTAAATGAGAATAGTTTTGGGTGCCCTGATAAGTTTACAAAAGACGAAACTACTTCTGGGAGTAACATTCATCACACGTTCCATTTAGCTACTTACGAAAACACCACAAAAAAAAATATTTTAGATTTCGATTATATTTTAGATTTTGGTGGAGGTTATGGATGTATGGGAAAAATATTAAAAAACTTAAACTACAAAGGAAAGTATATAATATATGACATTAAGTTCATGTCCCTTATTCAAAAATACTACCTTGAGGGCATAGGGTTGAAAGAGAACGAGAACTTCTATCTTGTTAATGACTTGAAAGACCTTCCTGTTTTTAATGAAAATAGTTTATTTATTGCAACGTGGTCTTTAAATGAAGTTCCTGTTAAGTTAAGAGGAGAAATAAAATCTATCATTAAGCATTTCAAAGGGCTATTGATTGCATACAATTATTCCTTTGATAAAATAGATAACATATCTTATTTTAAAGAATGGGAGAAAGAATTAATAGAGAAGTCGGTTGTATATAATTTCCAAATTAAATCATTAGGTCATTCTAATTACTTGTTAATGTGATTTGATAAATGAACAAAAAATTTGAACAAACTATGATACAAGAATACTCTTCAGAAAAAATCGCACTCGCAAAGAAAATGATTTCTTCGGATGCTTTTTACATTATCGTATGTGACGCACTCGCAAGAAAACAACCACTTTCCGTTGTCAGAATGAATGACGGGGAAAGGATGATTATGGAGGTTTCAAAGGGAAAAGTTCCATCTCATTTTCTCACGGATGATAACTGGTTGAAAGAATACGGGCTATTCAGGGCAGACCTCGTTAAGGTAGGTGAAGATTTATTTACCGCTGCAAACACTGCTGACTATTTCGCTCAGTTTATTTCTGGCTTTTTCCTTCCAAACTTTGATGTTATTTCTCTGATTAATCCGAGAGAAATTTATGTAGACGGATTTTATCCGTACCTGTGGAAAAACATGAACAGGCAAAAAGAATTATTAAAATATAATGAAGGTATTGCTGTTGTATGTCGAAATTCAAAAAAAGTTGCAGAGAATTTATCGGCTAAATATGGTGCCAACATAATTTCTATTGAATATGATTCGTGGAAAGACTATCCTAATGCCCTTGAACAAATAGGAAAATCAAATGCCGGACTTGTTTTATGTTCAACGGGAGCGAGTGGTAAAAATCTAAACGTAGAAGTAAGTAAAAAATACGGAAAGGTTTCTTTAGATGTTGGAAGCGGAATGATGGCTATTTGGTAATGCAACCGATAATGGTTTCAATATCCTCGTCCGTCAATTCAGGGTAGTTGCCACAATAAAAACCATTCGAGCCAAGATAATCTGTTTGAGGGAGTTTTTCTTTTTCTTTTACATATTTTGAATAAAATGGTTGGTTCTGAATGTTCCCGGCAATCAATGGTCTTATCTCTATCTCTGCATCAACAAACCGTTTCATATATTTTTCTTTTAAATCAATATTTTTACATATCACAGGAAAGGCAAATGTAGATAGCACCGTTATATCATCGTGATATATATATTCAAGGTCAGGGTTTTTTCTAAGGACATCTTCAAATAACAAATAGTTTCTCTCTCTACACTTAATAGTTTCATCGATGAATTGCATCTGATAAAGTCCAAGAAAACCCGTTATTTCAGTAGGTCTAAGGTTGAAACCAATATCATAAAAAGTATATTTTGCTTCAAAATCAGAATTTATTTCGTATTTTTTTCTCCATTTTAATTGCTGAGAAGTCGAAAGGTTTCTATCCCATCCATTCGACCTAACCATGCGAGACATTTCTGCCAGTTCATCATCGTCTGTACATATCATTCCCCCCTCGATGGTACTCATGTGGTGTGCAACGAAAAACGAGAACGTAGATGCTAATCCGAAATTTCCTGTTTTACCAGATATGAGCTCAGTGCCCAATGCTTCACAATTATCTTCCAATAAAATGATTTCGTTTTTTTCGCAAAGTTTTTTTATGTTATCTAAATCTCCCGCAAATCCAAGAGCATTTGTTATAAATAACCCATTCAGTTTTGTGTCCCTTATTTTTTTAAGAATAGCATCTGACGTTAAATTTAGAGTAATAAATCCGCTGTCAATCGCTACTGGATTAAATCCCATCTGAATAATAGGCATCACATTTGTTGCCCATGTAAGTGCGGAAAAACCAATGTTGTCACCTTCTTTTAGTCGTCCTAAATTTTTTAGTGATTGCAATAGGGCTATATTGGCGCTTCCTCCGCTATTAAACAATATGGCTTCTTCGCGTCCTTGTTTTTTTGAAAACGCTGTTTCAAACTCAGTACATTTTTCTCCCATACTTAGTTTATCTGAGTTAAGAATAAAGTCAGCCAATGCCTTTTTTGTTTCATGTTCGTGCAAAAAAGCGTTTTTCATTAATGGTATCATACTAATTGTATTTATAAATATTAATCATTTCCTTACTTTGCAAAAGT